GTTTGGGGAGATTCTGGTTTGCCCCGCTGCTCGGCGCGCAGCGCCTCGGCCTTCCGGCGGGTGGCTTCATAGATGCCCCAGCTCTCCATTTGGGGATTGAGCCTTTCCAAGGCTCCGCTGCAGGCGTCGACCTCGTCGTCATGGGCGAGATCGGGGAAACCTTCGAGGACGCGGAACAGCTCCTCGTTCCACGCGCCGCGCCGGATCTTCACATTGCCGGCGCGGCCCTGCGAGCTGAACGGCCCGAAGCGCGTTAGCTTGTCGCCACTCTCCGGGGCCGGCGTCACGGTGAAGCCGTCGAGCGCGCGCACGAGATGCAGCGCCTGGCTCTTGCCGGCCTGCCCCGGATCCTGGCCGAACCCGATGTGGACGCGGTTGCCGTCCTGCTCGGCGGTGTTGCGCAGCAATTGCTCGACATCGCCCGGGTTGGCCCGCGCGCGCACCCGATCGAGCAGGTAGTAGCCGCCCGACCTGTCGCGGCCGAGCTTGATCCCCACCGTCCAATCGGGATCGTTGCGCTCGGTCTTTTCGGTGGCGGCGAGATCCCAATAGCGCACGAGATCGAGGTCGGCCGGCACCTCGTCGACGATGGCGCACCACTCGCGCTTGAAATAAAGCCCGGCGGCCGGGCGGATCTTCCAATTGCCGCCGAGCAGCCGCTCGCGCTCGAGCGTCGGCAATGACAGCAGCCACGCGTAGTACTCGGGGTTGGCCCGCAGCAGGATTGGGTTGTTAAACACGGTCGCGGGGATAAAAGTGACGCTGATCGGCCGCGGCGGGTCGATGCCCAGCGGCAGATCCTCCGGCGGCGGCAGGTATTGCACCAACTCCTCGGGCCGGTCGGCCCAGATGGTCTTCTCCGCGACGCGGACGTAATAGCGCAGCACACCGGCGCGTTCGGGGATTGCCAGCCCGCTCTCCGGGTCGATCCACCACGCCAGGAAGTCGGCGACCCAGCTGTCGGCGTCGGGGTTGCAGGTGGCGCGAATGTAGGGCCGCACGCCGCAAGTCGAGCGGTTGCGGCTGACCATGTAAAAGAACTGATGCGCGGTGAAATGCGTCAACTCGTCGAAACAGATCAGCGCGATCTGCGCGCCTTGCCAGGCATAAACCGTGCTGTCGAACTGCAGGTGCGAGAACTTGATCCTGCCGGCGCGCGGCCAGCGCCACTCGCGCATTCCGACATGCGGGATCCCGCCAAGGCGGGGGTAGAAGTTTTGGCTCTCATCCCACAACCCGCCGGGATTGGTGATCTGCGGGGTCGAGCGCCGGAAAAACACGGCGGTGAAATTCGCCACCCGAGTGGCGTAGCGCAGCGGTTCCAGGATTAACCCAACCGTTTTTCCGCCACCCGCGGCACCGCCATAGATACAGATGTCGGCAGGACTGCGAAGAAACTCGGTCTGCGGGCCCCGCTGCGCCGCGATGGTGGTCGCGAATGGAGACATGTGGTCTCGCCCCAGGCGCCAAGGTTGTTGCTTTGTGCGGCAGCGCTCTTGCCGAGTGCGTGCACTGTGTTTTCTCGTCGGCGCTGTACGGGTCGACATTGATCCTGCGACTCACCTGTCACGATATGGGCTTTCTCACAAAATGTCTTGATGCGCGTCTTGCAGCGCGTGCGTCAGCTCGGGGTCTCGGCTGTTGTCGGGCAGCACGAGGACCACCGGTGAACTCCCCTCAGCATCACTGACCGAAGCCGCGTCGCTTCGCACTGCGTTTTCGCGCCAATGCGCCCGCGTCTTCAGCCAGAAGATCTGCGCCGTGACATTGCCGCCCTTCGCGGCCGCGAACAAAGAGCCGGAAACCATGGCATTGGCCTCGGCGACACCGCGATCGAGGTCGTCGCGACACTGCTTGCGCAAGGTCTTGGGCGCGCACCCGATGATCCGCGCGATATCGTCCTGACGGACGCCGACCCCCGCCAGGTGGCGCACCTTCTCGCGCACCGTCTCATTGACGACAAACGGCATTCTAGGCATCGGCGGCCCCTGATAGAGCCCGATCCTGATTGGCGGCACGCTCGTTGAAGGATTGACCCGAGGCTTGATGGATCGCGGTGCGACCGGTGAAGTCTTGCCAGCGTCGCAGGATGACATCGACATAGGCCGGGCTGATCTCGATACCGATGCAGGTGCGGCCGGTCATTTCGGCCCCGATCAGGCTCGTGCCCGAGCCGAGAAACGGGTCATAGACCAGCTGGCCGGGCCGACTGTTGTTGAGGATCGGACGGCGCATGCACTCGACCGGCTTTTGCGTGCCGTGTCCCCAGCTCTGCTCGCGCTGTCGATTACCGAACGGATTGTTGTTGGCGATCTCCCACACCGTGGTCTGCTTGCGGTCACCCTGCCACTGGCCAGCCTTGCCCTGGCGCACCGCGTACCAGCAGTTTTCATGACGCCAATGGTAGTGGCCGCGGCTCAGTGTAAAATGCTGCTTGACCCAGACGATCTGCGCCCGTGGCTGCAACCCGCAAGCCGCCAGATCGGCGCCGACCACGTCGCCATGCAACGCCCCGTGCCAGACATAAGCGACATCTCCGGTAAACAGCGCATAGGCCTGCCGCCAGTCGGCGCGATCATCGTTGAGCACCTTGCCCTGCGCGAGATTACTGGAGCCGACCCCACGCCGGGCGCGCCAGCTCGGGTCGTAGGCGACCCCGTAAGGCGGATCGGTGACCATCAGGTGAGGCCGCGCTCCCGCCAGCACCGGCGCGACATCCGCCGCGTTTGTGCTGTCGCCACAGCCGATCCGGTGGGCTGCAAGCAGCCATACATCGCCAGGCCGGGTGACGGGATGATCGGGTATTTCCGGGACATTGTCGGGATCGGTCAGTCCGCTCGCCCCCAACCCGGCCAGGATCTCTTCAAGCCGATCCGGCTCGAATCCAATCAGATCGAGGGCGAAACCGCTGAATTTGAGATCGTTCAGCTCGCTGCGAAGCAGATCGGGGTCCCAGCTCCCGCGCGCGGCCAGTTCATTGTCGGCCAGGCGATAGGCCTGCTTTTCATCCTCGCTCCAGCCCCGCGCGACTATCACTGGAATGGATTTGAGCCCCAGCCGTGCTGCCGCGGCCACCCTCAGATGCCCGGCGATCAATACGCCGTGCTCGTCCACTAGCACCGGGTTCGTCCACCCCCATTTGAGGATCGATGCGGCTATCTTGTCGATGTCAGTCTCGCTGTGAAGCCTCGCATTGGCGCCGTAGGGTATCAGCCGTTCGATCGACCAAAACTCGACCCGCTCGGCCGGCCACGGTTTCGCGGGGGTGGGCTCCGCGGGCCCGGATGTTGTTGTCAATCCCATAATTTACCTCTGAGCGGTGTTTCGCCAACAATTGTTCATAAGAAATGGTTGTAAAATCAGCAACAAGGGTTTACATTCGGTGTGATGGTATGGTAATTCGCGCGGTAGAGCGCACAGACTCATCACTGCACAGCGACGGAAAACCAGAGAGCCCCGCTTCATGATCAAAACCGTATTGCGACTATATTTAGCACATGTGGAACGATTTTGTCAATGATCTCTTTTCGTTCCTCGATCGCTAAACGGCACAGCTTCCCTGCAGCAGAAAGCGCTCGGGTCTCAGACCGGCGGCAAACAGTGGGGTCGACCATCGCTCGTCGCGGTAAATTGGGCTGCGTGCTGGCAGTCCCTAAGTCCTTGAAGAAATTATGTTTATGGCTCAATCAGCGGATGGGCGCGGCCGAGCCGGCTCTTTTATAGACGGTAAATTCGTCAGCAGGACACCGGGTGACGAAAAAAAACTTAGGATTCACAGTGCCTTAAAACCAAACCTAACAAGCGGGAGGCCACACGGTTTAAAAAATCCCCGCCGATACGACCAAAAACAGGCGCCTTACGCCCCGGTAACGGTGCTATAAACCCCTCGGGATCGCGCGTTATTTCGGAAATCCCATTTCAGAGACGGGTTCGCTCCTGACTGCCTCCTCCAGCGGAGAGTCCGATGCGAACCTCACTAGCAAGCTCGTCCGTTTCGCCATCGTCGACGACGACGCTGTCGACCTCACGGTCATCGACCGAAAGAGCCCAGATCTCCCAGATGATTGAGCGGCAAGCGGCGCGAGAATGCTGCACGGACCGCCTGGCGAGGTTAGCGTCGACCACGGCATGGCGTCCCTACCCCACTATTCGGCTGCCGCGGGCGCGTGCAACACAGTCTGCCGCCGTGCCGACCAGCGATCGCACCGGGAACGATAGCCGAGCGTGCCGCGATCGTGCGCGAAGGTCTCGATGACCTGCTCCTCAAACGTGCTCGTCTCCCGCCAGGCTCCGTTCGGCAGCTCGCCGAAAAGCAAGATCACGTCATAGTCCGAGCCGGGCGCACCGTTTCCGCGCGAGCGGGAGCCCGCCAGCAAGGGCGCTTCCGCATCAGGATGACACCGCGCCACAAAACCGGCGCACCAAGGCGAGCGCATCGGCATCGGCGCGATGTTCCACCGGATGACCCTCCCTAGCTGAAGGTTCCTCGGGCTCATGCTGACTTCCCGGGTGTCCTCACATGAACTTTGTCCCCTGATGAAATACCATTCGCCACTCGGAATTTGTCCTCTTCCAAATCGAGCTTCGTACCGCGCGAGGCTCGATGATCCGATACGTCACCAGGATCAGGCCGTCGGCGAGTTCTCGAGCCGTGAAATCGCTTACCGTCCTCAGCGATTCTTCTCCGGACTCCTGTTGAAGCTGCCCGATGATCTGATCTTTGTCATAGTTCCGGCCCGAGCTC